ACTATAGGTCTTGGATACTTAGCGTCTATAGTAAGAGGTAAGATATCTTTAGCTACTGATATCAAAGCTCTTGTAGCAAAAGGTATTAAATCTAAAAAGAGAATTTTTATCGGAAAGTATGCCGATAATGTTCCTTCATTTATACGTAACGTATTCAGAGTTGGGAACAAAGATATAGCTAAGATATTAGTAGCAATAGGCTTTCAAGATGTTATGTCTAGCGTCAATCTTCATGAGCAGGCTCATATGGAAAGAGTTACTGCCTTACAAAACAAAATCGATGAGATAACAAAAAAGGGTGGTGAGGTAACATCAGACCTATCGAATGCTATAGCACAGATATTTTCTATGGCTAATCAAAAGCCAGAGGCTTTATCAGAGGCAGAGTGGTTTATGAATCTACGTGACGCTATGGACTCTACAATTATAGAGAACGAGGAACAGCGGTCAGATATATACGACCCAGAAACTATACAAGAGTTTAAAGACGCTCGTGAATATTTGTTTGGTCAGACTGAAAATCTACAGGACCTCTTAGACAAAGTCAGAAACGAAAGAACAGATATCGTAGAAATCGTAGAGTTTTTAGCTCAAGTACATGAGTCTATGCGCCCAGATTTTGAAAACTTTACAGAAAGATATCTAGGTAAAACTTTAGAGGTACTACAAAACTACACTCCTTTTAAAGTTAGCAAGAAAACTGATGACGAAAAGCTTCAGTCTGTCATGGAGGTGCGTAACCAGCTAATAAAAGCTTTGAGTAGTGCAGGCAACAGCAACTACACAAAAACTCCTGGCGCTACATATGAAAGGGAAGCAAGAGCTGTTGGTGCGGACTCTATTTTAGGACTAAACTTCTTAAGAATAAACGAAGCAACGCTAAGGCAAAACTCGTTTATTATGACGTCTCTTGAGGATGTGCTTGCTATGAAGTATGCCTTCCAAACTCAAGCTATGAAGGACCTTATACCAGATAGTGTTAGACCTCAACTATCAAAGATGATAGATAATTATCTTGTTGCTGATGCTACAGAAGTTCCGTTTGTATTCCAAAAAAATATAAGAGTAGGAGGAAGGCTGATACGTAACCCGTTTGAAATGTTTAGGGTTGCTGCTGTAGTAAATGCTTTTGGTGGTGTGTTTATACAGTTTTGGAAACAGTCTACTGTTATGATATCTGCTTTTACAAACACTAAAACACTACAAGGTAAAGCATACCTCCTGAGAACTTTTGCGGAGATGCTGGCTCTAACTTTTATAGGAAAGGATAGAGATGGAAAACTTAGAGTCCTTAGCGATCCTAAAGTAAAAATTAATGACGGGAGGTATGAGCTATTGCGTAGAACTACTTTATTCTTAAGAGACTACAAGGCTGGTAATATAGATCCATTTACAGGTAGGGTAGAGTTTGATAAGAGTCGATTTGATAAAACTCGTGACTGGCTGCAAGACAAGTCTATGTGGACGCTAACAACGACAGATAAGGTGGCTGCTATAAGTTCTTTCTACACTTTGTATGCAGACTTTTTATTGTCAGAAGGTATAGTAAATGATATTTCAGAAATAAATTGGGAGCAAGAGGCTGCTAATCCTAACATGGAAGCTATAGCTTATGCAGAAAATTTAGTTAGCAAAGATCAAAACGTTTCTAGCTCTAGACTTGCAGCAAATATTTATAAAAATACAAATGCGTTTGTAAAACTTTTAGTGCAAACTCAGCTTGTGTATCAAAGCTTTGCTATCAATACAAAAAGATCTATAACTGCAGACATAGGCCGTATTATTTTTCCTTCCAATGCTCAAGCATTTAAAGATGGTATAAGAGGATTGGCAGGCACAACAGCATCTTTGTTTGTGTTTTCTTACCTTACAACAGTTACGAGAGCACTAATATCTGAGGTTCTTAAAAATCTCGGAGATGACGACGAAGAATTTGACTTAGGTGAAATATTTACAGATCCTAAAACACTAAGACAGGCTGGTGTACAAACGGTATTAGACGCAATTCCACTTCCATCTACACCTGGTGTCGATAACGAAGTAAAAGACCTTTTTAACTACAATTTATTCTTTAATGCTTCGGACTATGATGCTCCAGGACTTGAGGATGAAGATGCTTTTGAATTGTTTAAGCAATACGGTGATGCTGTAACAACTTACGGATCAGGTGTAAGTGATAAAAAAGGGCCAGTTACTAACTTAATATTAAATGCAATGAATTTTCTTGGGCCTGCTGGTAAGTATGTAATGGACTTAGAAAAAATGCTTGAGCCTACACTCAACGGTGGTACTTCGTACACCACAGGATCAGGGCGTGAAAGGTTTATTAGACCAGAAGATCAAGCAGACTTTATGTTGAGTAATACATTAAGAACACTTTTATCTTTTTCTAACCTTGCAGGTGTAGGAGTTAAGGAACTTGACTATGTAGCAAAAGCATTAGATGATATGCCTAAAGACAGGGCGCTTACTTCAGAAGAACAGCTCGCAGCATTTGAAACCATATTGATTGCTATAGGCAATGATCCTGAAACCAAAGCTACTATTGAGGATATGGAGGGTGTAGGACCAGAAAGATTGCTTAACGTATTAAAGAAGCAAGCTGAAGAAGATCCAGTGACTTTAGCTAGAGGGTTGAGTAAAGCTAAATTTAAGTCAGCATTAAAGCAAGCTGTAGGAGATAAGGCAACAGAAATGTTCTTCCCTCAAGAGTACAAGAAATATTCTGCTGAGGTGCGCAGAATATCTAGACGCTCTCCGAAAGAAATTGCTGCTGTTATCAGAGGTAAGGAAGGGGAGATGAATCCTGATGAGTTTAAAAGGTATAACAATTTCTTACTATATTACATCGCTTTAAACTCTGAAGCAACGTATACCAACGTGCTGATAGAGTTGAGTATAAACAAAGTAGAATGAGACTAAGCAAAAACTTTACTCTCTCTGAGCTTACACGCAGTAGCACGGCAAAAAGAAAGGGTATAAACAATGAGCCAACAGAAGCTCATAAGAAAAATCTACAACGTATTGTAATAGAAATACTACAGCCTATGCGTGATCAGTTAGGTCCTATCCGTGTAACTAGCGGATACAGATCACCTAAATTAAATCGCTCTATTGGTGGTAGTACAAAGTCGCAGCACTGCAAAGGTCAGGCTGTAGACATCCAGTTTTGGGATAAAGGCGTTATGAAAAACAAAGTCATATACGATTACATCGTGCAAAACGGGATTGAGTTTGATCAGATGATCAACGAGTTTGACTTCTCGTGGATACACATATCGTTAAAAGACAAAGACAACAGAAACAGAATCCTCGAAGCGTATAAAGATGATGATGGAGATACGTGTTACAAAGAGGTAAAAGAAAATATAGTACTATGAAAAAAATAAAAGACACAAAGCTAGGTAGCTGGTTAAAAAGCAAAGCTCCACAGGTTTTAGATGTAGTAGGAGACTTGCTACCAGATAGCGGTGGGTTGGGTGTAGTAAAAAATCTTATCGATAAAGATCCAGAGGTAGACTCTGCAGACGCTCAATCTCAGATCGATGCTGAGGTAAGATTTCAAGAAAATGTAACGGAGCGCTGGAAAGCTGATATGGGTAGCGATGTAAAGTTAGCAAAGCTTATACGCCCTGTAACATTAATTGCTTTGATGGGCATGTTTATGGTGACAATGTTTATTGACAGCATGGATAACGTGCCTTTTAACGTAAAGGACTCTTATGTAGATCTACTACAGATCCTCATGCTTACTGCCTTCGGAGCTTACTTCGCTGGCCGCACGATTGAAAAGGCGAAGAAGTAAAGTGTAAGGTGTATGTAGAATCATAGCTTGGTTCTATAATACATTCGTGGCTTATAGTAGATGTGGTTACATACATTATCTTTTTATAATTGTTGTAAGATCTAAAGGTATTTGATAGAAGTATTCTCCTTTGTTTACGTATTTGTTTTTTACCTCTACAGGTTTTAGATGTTTTACCTTTTGACTCCAGAACATAACTGCATGTGTTAGTTCTTTGTTCCAAATGTAAAACAAAGTAAGCTCTTTAAAAAACTTTCTTTTGCGTTGTGGTAATTGCACTGTATTGTAAGGAAAGTTTGGGCCAGACCATACTATTTTTACTTCGCACTCTACACAAAAAGGATCGCTGTAGTTAACTCCCCACTCATCTGTTTTAGAAGCTATAAGATCCTGTGCGTACTTATCGTGATGATCTACAGCAGTAAACCCTTTCTTTTTAAGGTGAGCCTTTGTAGCTATTCTAGCTAGCTTGTCATACTTTTCATATAACTTTTTATCGAAAGGCTTTCGAGCTGACATCTTACAGCTTTACTTTACTTTCGTTGTATTCCTCACACGCTGTTCGTATACCTTCTATTTCTGCTAGTACTCCCTTCCTGTAGTCTAGCGCTAGATCTATAACAGTTTCCCAATTGTTTATTGGTTCGCCATTGTCTTTGTGTAGGTCTTCGTATAGTTGTGCGGTTATTGATTGTATCTCATCGCAGGTGACGAAGTACAGCCTACTTAGTTCCTTTGAGTTCATCCTGAATAATTTTGATTGTTGCGTCCACTTGTTTTCTATTCTTAGGGATAAACAACATGTAGTCATCCATCTGATTATCAATTAGATACCTAAGAAAAAGTTTCCACCGCAACGGAAAGGTGTGCTGTCCATGCACGTAACCTTTCGTTTCGATGATAAACTTGTGATCGTGGGAAACAAAATCAGGAGTGTACTTAATCCCTTGTATTGCCTTCTGAGTGTTATTTCTCATAACATCTCTACCCTTTGTCATCTTATGGTAGATACCGTTGTATCTAAAACCATCCATTAAATAAAAGACATCTGTCTCATACCCAAACTTTAGTTTAGCATCCTTGAGTCTGTCATAACAGTATGCCTCAAGAGCACTTTTAAGTTTGCTTCCTGCTCTTCTATGGCCCTTTGCCTTAGATCTATTCTTTACTTTTTTTCCCACGTATGGGAATATATAAACAAAAAAATGTTAAAAATGTTCAAACTCCAGCTGTTTATCAACATCTTCAATGTTAATATGTTGATAGAGTGATGAAAAGGGACCTGTCATAGTAAATCCTGCGTGATTTGCATTGAAGTCAAAGTAGAATGGATCGTCTATTGCTGTTGGCTCACCACCTGTTTCTTGCTCTCTCACTTTGCGAACATGGAACTCTGTCCTACTACGCTTCTCTACGTCTGGATGATGTATCTTTCTGTGTATTGTTAAGAAGCAATCAGCTCTGTTAACCCACATGCCACCATACTCTGTGTCAGGAGCTAAAGGTGCAATAGGCTGACCATCGTCACCTTTTTGCCTTTGCGCTGAGGTTATCGAGTGTGCGTTTACCCATACAGCTATATCTAGTCTGTTACAAAACGTAAGGAAAGCACCAGCAGCTTCGTAGTGGTACTCGAAAGCTGATCCCGACTTGTTTGATGTAAGGGCAACCTTGAGGGAGTTGTATGGATCTATAAGCAATCCATCTATCTTTCTATGCCTAGTTATCTTTTCAGTGTAAACAAGTAAGTCTGCATAGCTGAGCATCTTTGTGTTGTCTATCAGAATAAAATGCTTTGACACCCACTTCATCATATACTTTACCTCCCCCTCAGTCATTTCGTCTAGAGACTTACCACAAGCAAACTGCATTAGTTTGATCTTGACGTTAGCAGTTTTATTTTCAGAAGAATAAATCACCCACACCCACTCATGATTTACTGCAATCGTAACCATCATGTACAGCATGAATGTAGTTTTACCTACAGAGCTATGACCTGAGATCATAACAAACTCTTTTTTATAGATAAAGTTTTTATCAAATAGAACATTACCTGTACCACACCCCTTCTCTATCTCTCCGTTTTTGTATCTGATAATCCAGTCTAGATCCTCTACATCGGAACTCATAAACGACATATCGCCGTCTGATAGTAGTAACTCCCTTTGCGCTTCCTCTTCTGCCTCTATTGTTTCATGTATAGGCGCCATCTTACCACGCTCTATGCCGTCACGAATAGTATTCCTAGCGACGTACATATCGTCAACTTCACGGAGCTCTATTTCACGTTCTAAAACACGATACGCTTCAAGCTCATCTACTCTACCTACAGATATGTACCCACCCATAAGTATAGAAGCTTTCAGGAGAACGTTGTGCTTTTCTCCATCAGGAGCGTTGCGTATCATCCTGGCTGCAAGGTGTAGCTTGGTGTAGTCTGTTGATATTTCCTTTACCTCAGCTACCTGAGTCTTAGGAATATCATCAAAGACCATCTTCCCAAAAGGCTCTGACTCTATCTTGATAACAGCATCAGGATCATAGCTTTCAAAGCATGCCCTACTCTCATTGATGCCTGTGCTATCAACCTCTAGGTTGTATTTATTATCAAAGTATTGTACAAGAGCTCTGAAATGATCTCTATGATTCTCTGAGTTTGTAACCTTAACAACAGCTTTTAATCCGTCACCAGAGGGACTAACCCAGCAGGCTTTGACAAACGGATCTAAAGCAAGAACAGCTTTGCTGTTGTCTACATCAATGTGATCGAAGTCCAGGACAATGTAGCCACTGTGTTTTATTAGTGAAGAGTCCTTGCGTTGATTAAACTTTCCGCTAAATAAAACGACAGGTAGCTTTGACTTTAAAGATTTGTCTCCACTTCTTATCTTTTCTATAGCATCTTTCTGCTTACCAGACTTTACTCTGTCTAGGCATTGCTCTAAAGAAATATAGTTAGGAGAGTCTTTGCTGTATAGATCACGATATATCGTCAGCATTTTGAGAGTCGTTCTTTTCTTTTAGACTTAATGCTGTTTGGTAACACACCCTATACAAAGGATGTGTCTTTAGGTTGTCTTCATGCTTATCAAACACATGATACATTGTTGTTCTAGCCATGTCCCATGTCTGTGCTAGCACATTCTGATGACAATATGTTTTAAATGCGTTGATAAAAGCATAACGCAAAAACACAGACTCATGCTTACGTGTAGCTATATCATCTTGCATTTCTGCAGGAAAAACTAGATCCACATACTCTTTCTTCAATTGCTCAACAGCTTCAAAAGAATATCCTTTGTGCTTTGGCTTGCGCACTTTACTTAACTTTCTCATATGTAAGATGTTTCATAATATGTTGTTGCCTTCACTCCACTATCTAAGTGTTCACGTATTCTAGCTACAGCAGTATCAAACTTCTGCTTCCCATATTCTAGTGTTTGATCAGAGGCGAAGTACAATCCTACTGCATATGGGTATGCCTTTTCTTGTGCTACCCACCTAAAATCTTTTATCCCTAAAACTTCTGTATAGATGTATGCCTGTATATCGTAACCGAAGTCTCGCACAGCCCACTTAAACTTATCTAACTTCTGCGTGGTCTTTGAGTCAGCTATGTATTCGTCATTCAAAATATCTAGGAATCCACGTACAGGGACGTCCCCAATAAAGTCGTTAAACTCATATTGAGCATCGCCCTGTAGTGATATTTCGTGGACTCCAGTCTCTTGTAATCTCTGTATCATTTCCTCAGCCTTCACCTTGTCTTCAACAGAAACTATTTCTTTCCCTGGCTCGGCTAAAGAATCTTTCCATTCTGAGTAAGCTTTGGTCCTTTGTGGAGCTTTACCACCTATCTCTAAACAGATAGCTGTATCGTCTGCGACCACGAACTGATCGCTAAACGACTCAGGAGTGAGGAGCAGACAGTCGTATAGCTTACCAAAAGAAAGGGCTGGGCTTTCTATCTTGAGTTGATCCTTCATCTTCATCTCAAACAACTGCATGTCTTTTAATGCGTATTTTATCGACGAGTAAGAGAGGTATCCCTTCCCATATTTTTCTGATAATTTAAGGGCCAGATCCATTACTTAATTACTTCAGCAAGATTACCTAATGCCTTTAACTTTTTAACTTGATCTTTTGTAAGCTCAGATTCATACTTACCTAGTATAAGCTTTACTGCAGACGCCTTGTCTTTAGAGTTGTTGATGTGAGCTAAGCTTTTTTCAAAAATGCTTTTTCCAGGAGCTTTCTTTTTAGCTGGAGTACCAGCGCCTGTGTTTGTAGCGTCACTGTCTTTTGTATCATCAATACAGAACAGTCCGTTGAGTGCATACTTTCTTGCATAACTAGACGACGCTCCTGTTACCTGGCTACCGTCCATACCTTTTTTGCTTTCCTCCTCCCTAGCGAAAGCTGTGGTTTGTACCTCAGACTGACCGTCAGTAATGCTAGCTGTAGCCTTGACGTATACCCTGTCACCAAGCATTACCATTTCGTCTGACAATGTTAGAATCAGACCATGTTCTGATAGTAAAGGTTTAACAGATTCTAAAATGTCCTCAGCAGATCTGTATTTGTATCCACCGAACTTGTTCATTTGCCCCTTCGGAGCCTTGAGGTTGCCTTGAATAAGGCTTAGTTTTTCTACCATGATATATTATATTAAATTAAAAATTAGACTCCTGCGTAGGATTCGAACCTACACTCTCGGAAAACCAATTAAACACGAGCCCATCCCAGTGGGTAGCAGGAGGTGTGCGGCACTAGGCCGCATAAATTAAAATGGTAAGTCAGCAGTTTCTGCTTCTGTCTCTACCTCTTCTTGCCTTTCGGCAGTAGTGATAGTTCCGTCAGTCCAGATAACTTTTGCATTACCTACATAATTTTTAGGTGTCTTTGCTTCACGCTCTTCTTTTGTTTGTGAGCAGAAGATGCTGCAGTTGTCACCGAATTGTCCCGTCTCATCGTTCACTGAAATAGTGAAGTCATAGTACGTTCCGTTTTTGCCTTTAATAAGTTTTTCTTTCGGCAGTTTGTTCAAATTAATTGAACCTTTGATTAATGATCCCATAGTTTTAAATTTAAAGGGTTTGAATTAATAGTTGATATTGTTTTCTGAATGCTGGTCTATGATCCATAGCTCTATCTGTCATGATCCAATGCAGAAACAAAGGATCTTTATGTACATTAACAGCTTTGGATATAGCTGAATAGCTCATGTCCTTGTGCTTAGCTAAGTATGCTATAGCTAAGCGCAATGCTTCGTCACCAGTAGCACCAGTTATTCTTGTTACTTCGTCTACTATCATGACATTTTATTTATAGTCTTTTTAAATTCTTTCATAGCTTTTTTTTGTAGATACTTTCTGTATTGGTAGTCATCGTCAATGTAATCACGATGCTCCCCAAAATCTTCAATATCCTTGATAAATACCTCTTTCATTTTTCCCATAGCGTTGACAAATATATGTGTTACAAACTTTAATTGCAACCATTGTTAATAATTTTCGAAGTCATCTTCGGCTAGCTCCTGCATATAACTGCGGAAGTTATTATCATCTAGCAGAAATGACATTGAGTGTTTTTCTTTACCGCTTCTGTAGTACAGCCAATCAAGATCAACACTGCGACCTTCAGGGTAATCGACTACATAGTAAACCAGTGTAGCCTCAATACCACAACCTAATTCAAATAACACCTCTCTCTTATCCATCATTGTGTTTTACTTTTGTTTTGCTTTCTGTTGCTAGTTTACGCAACAGCTTCTGTGATTCGCTTGGGTTGATTGTGATCATGTCAGCGAACTCATCGAATGGGAATGATTCATATCCGATTTGTGTTTTACGTTTCTTGCTCATCGTTGTATTGTTTAATAAATTCTACTACTGCATCGTAAGTGTCGCCTATACACCTCGTAGCTAAGGCATCTTCAATACTTTGTATTGGTTCTTGCTGTAGGTGGTCAATCTCTTCTATTACAGGCATCAACCAATCCCATGATGTGTGGTATAAGTATACCTCTTCTCCCGTACGAAAGAATGTCTTTTTATCAGGTTCAGCACCCATAAATTCTGCTATTAGTTTATTGTTTTTCATCGTTGTATTGTTTAATAAATTGTACTACTGCATCGTAAGTGTCTTCAATATGTCCGTATGGTACGATGTCCATTAGGTACTCTCTATAATCGTCCTCAAAATACTGCTCATCTCTTGTTATCTTAGATACTACGGGCATCAACCAATCCCATGATGTGTGGTATTGTAGTTCTTCTTCATACTGCCAAGATTCTAATCCGTTAAGGTTTGAACCCATGAATTCTGCTATTATTCTATTGTCTTTCATTTTGTTTTGGTTTAATTGGGTCATCCAGATCCATTCTTTTTTTATCATCTTGTTTTGGTTTAAACACTACTGTTGGTAGTGGCATTGCAATTAATCCAGCTAATTCGTCCATGCTGAATCCTGATTGTGTTTTTCGTTTACTCATGATTATCTATATCCTATGTGTTGCACTTGTAATGTTTCTGTATGACAATTCATCTGTTCTAACTCTTTCTGACTTACATTATCCCATATTTGACGATGTAGGTTAAGTGAACTTTGTCCTACTTTATAGTCATTACACACTCTCTGCACGTCTAACAATTTCATTGTGTGTGGTAGTTCTATCTCTACAACTGTGGTGTAAGATCTTTTTACAGTAACTGCAAAAACTTTACTTTTAATTATTTTTGGTTTACGTCTTGCGTATTTCATGTTTTATTGGTTTATTATAAGTTCTTCTATAAATATTTTTACACAGCTTTCATCGCCTTGATAGTATAATGCATCATCTACTTCTGTGAAGATTTCTTTAATCCTATCGTCACCTTTTGCTTCATTGACAGCACGTTGATACTCTTGCAGAGCGTTTGCATATTCTGTAAATAGTTTTTGTTCTGAATAGTCTAATAGTGAGTCCATTACGTGGACGGCATACACCTTTCTACACTCTTGTTTGGCACGTAGTTCTGTTATCAGTTTGCCTTGTGCTTCGATTGTTTTAAATAGTTCGTTGTTTGACATTTAGTTATATCTTTTTAGTAAATTCATCGTGTTTATATTAATAATAAGTCATCAACATAGTCGGGTTCTAATCCGAATTCGCTTAACAAGTAATCTTCTATATCCCATAGCGTCAGGTCTCCCGATGTCAAACCTTGCGTTACAAAGTCTCTTGCTTCAGATACCATATGTTCTGCTGTTTCAGGTGATATGCAATCACGTTGAATTAGTACGTCTTTAATTCTTCTCATCGTCTTGCGTATTTCATGTTTATTGGTTTTATATTTTCTAATAGTTTAGTGCATCACTAACCCTACTTTGTTTGTTGGGTTATACCACTTTGTGGCGTTAAGGTCGCTTTCCATGGCGTTTACATACCCAGCATTTTCTAAATCCTCATAGCTGTCGAAGATTCGTGCATGACGATCTGTTGCGTAGTCTATCATGTTATCTCGTGTGCCGCCTTCGCTGAATATGATATCGTAGTTGTCA